TCGCGGGCAAGTGGAAACCAATTGAGCCATCACTCTCTTTTTCTGTCAGATAGTAATTTTCACCAACGGAAAGCGGGAAGCTTCCCCGGCTTTTATAAAAGATCTGATGGTCCTCATAAAAAGTAGCATTAATAAGCGTGTCATCCCGCATATTATTAGGTAACAGCTGGCGATGCTCAACCATATAAAAAGGCAGCTTGCTGAGATCGGCAGGCTCCTGGAAACACTCACCGCCCAGGCCGATACGCGCCGCCAGCCGTTTTTGCAGAGCGGAAACCGCGCCGATGGGCATATTAAATCGGCGGTAACCCAGCTCTGGCTGCTGGGCCAGAAAACCGCGCTGTGAAGCAAGAAAATCATCATACTGTAGCGTAAGCGGTCTGGCGGCATTTTCGCTACCAAAATAGCTCAGCAGATAACGAATAATAGCGATCTCGCGCGTAAAATTATCAAGAGATTCAGGGTTATCGTCGGGGAAAATAGCCACTTCGCGCTGTTTTAACTGCTGAAGCTGCTGAGCATAGGCCTCATGAAACGCCTGGCTCACGCTTTGTGGATCATAGGGCCATTGTGTTCCACGGATTGTGCTGTCGCGCTGGTTAAAGGAGAGCAGTTTGGGTAATAGCCCCAGGTTGGCGCACGCATCAGCCAGTAACTGGTCGATGGGTAATAAAAATTGATGGAGTGGCCGGGCGCTGCTGTCAGCCTCATCGGGGTATTCCTGGCTGTGATAACAGGCTGGCAGTCGGGTAGCCACTGGCGTATAGGGTGTCAGATCGCGCCGATCGCCAGCCGGCATGGTTGGCTGTGGATTCTCAACCAGGGGTTCTGGCGTCAGGGCGTTAACTATATCTTCCCGATTCAGGGTAACTGTGATGCCCCCTTTAGCAATAAGCTGCAGCGGGCTTTCAGCGGAGCTGAGCAGTGTCAGAGGATCGGCACCCCATAGCTGCGGGTAATAGTCGTAATCCACTTTCCATGACCAGTCGTCACCCTCCACCTTCTGAATGTGTGCGGGTAAATTATCCACGCTCAGATGATTTATGGTTTTAATGCCGTCAATGGCCAGCAGCTGCTGTATAACAGGTGCCAGACTGATAGTGAATGTATGCACATCGGGTGAAGCGGGTAATGAAATTTGCCAGCCGTGCTGTAGCGCCGGTCCCTCGTAGATATCCTCATTTTGCCAGCCCTGCTGGCGTAACGTGTCGATAGTGGCACGTTCATGAGCCGGGAAGAGAGCGCTCTCCAGGACGTTAAAAATGTCAGCCGCTACTCTGGCCGGGTTGTCTATATCATCATTAAGGGTGATGGTGAGCCGGGGCGAGAATACAGCCGCCAGTGGCCAGAGCACGCGGCTGACATTTTCACCGATATTTCGGTAATGGTTAAAAAAAGTTTTTAATTTCTTTTCAATTTCCGCGTAGGAAATTCCGTCTGGATTTTGTTGAAGATAGCGACTGGGCCATAAATAAAGCCAGTAATTGCCGCTCAGGGTTAATTTCTTAAATTGTTTGTTATCTGCTGGCGGTTCAATGGTTGTATATACCCGCTGGTCTGTGTCATACCACCAGCGTGGACGCTCATTCTCCTCTTCCTTAACCAGCTGAGCGTTATTGAACAAAAAGCCGGAAGAAACCGCCTCAGGCCGCAGTTCACTACTGTGCATATCCAGCAGCGCCCGGCGGTAATCTTCAATCGTTACCGGAGCGCAGGTCAGCATTTGCTGCGGTCCGAATTCCTGGGGAAACAGCTCTTGCGAGTCCGTGGTAAGCAGATCGTTTAATGATAAGGCGTGGCGATAGCTGAGATCGGAAACATTGTAGGTTACGGCCTGTAATAGCGTGACGCCAGGATCCTGATCGCCCCGGTTGCTCCACGGCGTACCGCTGAGCGTATCGATCAGGCTGCTGGCCTGCTGCCATAGCGTATCAAAAGTAATGTGTTCTTTTACCTCGGGAAAAAGCGCATTACGTTTACTCATTTTTTATCTCCATTCTGGCTGGTATCTTGTTTTTCAAGGTTTAATACCAGTACCTCGTGTTCATTTGCGCTGAGGGTTTCCGTGGAAGGGGGGGGATTTTTAGTGGAAGGATCCGTGTTTTCACGTTCCAGCGTCAGCCTTTTTACTTGTTTCACCAGAGGAGAACCTTGTAGCGTAGCCAGTACCTGGAAGTAATCGATTTGATTGCCCGGCGTGACGCCCCGATCCAGGTTGGCGGACCAGGGATTAAACTTTTCATTCAGCAATTTTTTCAGCTGGTCTTCACCATACTCATCATTAATACCGTCACGAAACTCCACGTCATAGCGCGCAGTAACCTGAACATAGGTCGGGTTTATCAGGGTCGGAGAAGCCCATTCGGTCGTTAATGTTTTCAGCCACAGCTGCATTTTTTTCAGCCGTCCGCTGCTTAACTGTGGACGAAGCGGGTCATCATTATCGGCATAGTGATTGTTCGGTATAATTACCAGCTGCTGATTGATAGGGGCGGGTATCGCCGTCAGTGTTTGAATGCCGGGTAATTTTACGTCCAGTATTTGCGGGTAGTTATCAAGCAGCAGGGTACGCATATCACCCCAGGTAACCGCGCGATGGCGATGTGAGATGCGGCTGGCGGCGCGCTGGTAAAAAGCGCTCTGCTGTTCGGCCGGTCGTCCGCCCCACGAAGCCAGCGGCTGGCTCACCTGGCTAATTTCACTGATAGTGTTAACGGGACGGGTAACGGTGCCCGCTGCCAGCGGCTTGCTGAACCAGCTATCGGCAATTTCTGCCACCTCGTTCAACGTGGCCGTCATCGCATTCGCCCAGACGGCGATGAGTTTAGGCATCTCGCTCGTGCCGGCGTTGGGTTCAGGTGTATTTTCATCATCAGAGTCGTCAGTTGTGACTGGCGTGGCTTTCAGCCAGTACAGCTCCTCAGTATCTGCCAGTGCATAGCGGGTAATATCCTCCGGTAACGTTATTTTCCACAGACCAGAGGTAGAAAGGTTCTCTGTATCATCGTCGATGGCGCTCTCCAGGAGTGACCAGCCATTTGTTGTGGAATAGCTCCAGTCCAGTTTTAACGGTGAGGGCGCATCTATCGACCAGTAAAGGGAAAGCGTTTCACCGGGAGCCGTATTTTTAAACCCCAGATAGAGCGCCGTCTCTTTGTTAAAACCTGGCGCATCAGCCAGCAATGAGCGGGGGGCCAGCTTAGTATTCTCTGCGCTCAGGGATAATTGAAAATCAACCGTAAAACCGCTTACCTGCGGGATATAAGGCGGCTTTTTATCGGCCGGATTAGTTTGCCAGGCGAGCTGTTGAAATGTTTTATCGCCCAGTTCAACCCGTAAACGTACCGGAGCGGTGATGTCGGGCTGAGCGGGAAGGATAAAACGTAGCGGCCTGCCCTGCGGGGCCTCAGTACCGGTAAACAGCGGCTGTGGTTCGCCCAGCGGCTGTTTTTCTTCTGCCGTCAGCAGCCAGGCCTGAACAACAAAATCTTCATTGCTCGCAGGCTCAAAAGGATAATGCTGATAAAGCTGACAGAAGCTAACGCCGGGTAAATCGCGCCATTCGGGGGTCAGGGTTAGCGTGCCGCCGCGCTGACAGAGCGCGGTGGGCAACTGGAGTTCGAAGCCGTTACCGGACAGCGCCGTCACGCCAAAGGGATAGCTGAAGGTTTGCAGGCTGCCCTGATTATCGCTGGAGCGGTACCTGACGCCCTGTTTTTCTGTCAGCCTGAGCCGTATGCTGTCTAACGCAGGCCGCGTTGACGTTGGCGGGTAACGTAATGTCCACCGGTGGGTATTTTGGTTGAAACCCTGTGGTAGCGTAAAAGTATAGTGGTTTGCCTGCTTCAGATGACATACGATCGGCGCGCTCTCTTGCTGTTGAGTAATAATCACGTCGCTGTCTGGCAGGTTAGCACCATCGGCAAAGCGGAGTTCAACCTGTAGCGGCCCGGCAAGCAGGGGCATATCGGTTAAGGTAACGCGGCTTTCATTCTGTAGCGCTGTTTCATTATCGGTGGAGGCAAAGAAGCGGATACCGTTTTCCGGCAGCGTAATTTGCTGTTTGCTGTCTTCTGCGATACAGAGCAACCACGTATTGGTTTCGCTCTCCTGGCGGGTCCAGCTAATATGGCTGAGTTGCTGTGAACTCAGCAAAATATCTGCATCCAGCGCGTAGCTAACGGCGGTGCCGTTGCTGTCCTGACCCGCAGCAAACCGTGTTCCTGCCGGAAGCAGATAATTCGTTATATCGTTACGCAGCTGAAAACGCAGTGCCAGCCGATCGGCCTGCGCCGTACGGGGAACTAAACCCAGTACTTCGCGATAGTAAAGCGCGCGGTGACGTGCCGGAATCGTGTTCAGCAGCGCCCTGGGCGTTTCCAGCAGTTGCAATACCGCCAGTAGCCAGCCCTGATGCGGCAGCATATTGCCATCGGCCTGTTGCAAATCGTTATAGATTTGGGCAAGGCTTTCTGGCGTTTGATTATTTAAAAACCAGAAGGCGTCCCAGAAGTTTTGTGGGCTTTCGTCGTCGAAAGGAATAAGCCGGGTATAGGCTTGCAGTTGAGTAAGTAAAGTCTGAGCGCTACGTTCATCCAGTTTGAAATCAGTTTCTGGCACAACGGACAATAACTTATCGTGAAGTTTGGGCAAATCTAACATAGCGATACCTATATTGTTTCAGACAGGAGAGGCGGAAAAATATCCTGGCTATGTGGAAGTCATGCTGCGAGAGGGAACTACTGACCGACAGTGACAAAATTTTGTGATGGCTGAAAGCTTCCCGTGGCCAGTGTCGGAGCGGTATCAGGATCGGGACCTTTGTCAGGATCTGACGCCGGTACTGCGGGTTGAAACATCGCGGTAAAGGTGACGCCCTGGTTTACTACCGGTGTTTCAGCGGTATAAAACAGCAAGGATTGATCGGGAATAAGCTGTTGAATAGTAATGGTGCCGCTGCCCGGCTGGGTGTATCCCGGTGAAGTATAGGTTGCGTTTATACTCACTTTTTTTTCGTCGTTAAAGATAACGATTTTTTTGCCATTAACCGTGGCTTTTCCGCTGCCCGCTATAATTGGTGTTGTCAGTGGCGTAACGCTGCGTGCGCCAAACAGGGGCGGTAAGATAAGTTTATCCCCGTCAACAATCACTAACTGGCTCATATTAACCTCAGCGAGGTGGCTTCATTCAGCGGCAACAGCGCATTAAGGGTTTGCTCCTCACTGTTACCTTTTAATTGCCAGGTGAGCTGAATAATTAACCGGCTAAAGTCATTCGTATCGGGAGTGATGGCGATATTAGTAACATTAGCGCGTGTTTCATTACGCAATACCGCATCAATAATACGGTTGCGAATGCGGGCCAGAAGCGCGTCGGTGATATTGGCAAACATAAAATCATTCAGGCCCGCGCCATAGCTTTCGCGCATTATGCGTTCCCCTGGCTCGGTTAAAAAGAGTATCTGCAGGCTTTGTCGCACCGACTCCACGCCTTCTGCCATCTTTACGCCATCAGTGAGATTAAAAGCGGGAGGAAAAGTCCAGCTCCTGCCATAGGTTTGAATAAAAATATCGTTTGTCATGCGGCTCTCTCTGTTTCAGTTTTATTGTTTCATATTAATGGTGTTCCCGGTTATTTCGACGCCGTTATCGCCGGTAAGCGCAAGGGAATGACTGGCTTTCTGGCTAATATCCTCAGCGGTAACGTTAATTGCTTTATTAGCGCTTAAGTTAATTTCCCCGTTATTAAATAAGACCAGGTGGTTATCGCCTGCGGAAAGGGTAGCCGTCTGCTGTTCCTGATTAAATTCCAGTTTCTCTATTTTTCCCTCTCTGGAAACCACCAGCGCCTTAACATTATTTGCTGCGTCTGGTGCAAAAGGCGCTTTATTCTCAGGGTTGTGCATTGAACCTAAAATAATCGGGTAACGGGCGTCATGTTCGAAAAAACCGATAATAACTTCATCGCCCGGCTCCGGGTAAAAACAAAAACCGCTGGCGTTACTGGCCCAGGGTTTACCCAGGCGGGCAAAAACAATCTCTTCTGACAGATTAAGCGCCGGAATCGTCACCGGAATACGATCCAGCCGCTGAGAATCTTCCTCGTAAGGGGCAACCACCGCGATATGCAACGCATCAATGGGAGGCAGTGGCGCCGGATCATCAGGCAGCATGCCCAGCGACAGCTCGGTTTGCCAGCCGTGATCTTTATCATGCATATGCTGCACGCCTGTCACCACGGTAGTGCCATCCAGCCCGGCCCCAAACTGCGAAAGCTGTAACGTACCGCCGCAGCGGAAACGGAGCGTTCCCTGAAGGAGCAGCCTGCCGCGTATCCCGGCAATTTGTTGATGATTCAGATGCGACTGCGCCAGCTGTGGCTCTGGTTGATAGCTGTAATATTGTTGCCAGCTGCGGCTGAGCGGCGTTTGCAGCGCATTGACATCTAACCCATCGGTACCGAAAGGGCTTTTGCTGGCGCGCTGTTCAATGCCGGGAGCTTGTTGGATGACATCCCATCCTCCGGTAACCGTTTCGCTGAGGGTAAAGCGGTTATCGAATTTTATCTCCAGCTCATAGAGATCTTCGCCGCTGTTATCCTTATTGGCGATGGTTTCTGCAGGCTCGTCGGACAGCCCCATCGTGCGGATAGTACAGCCAGGGCTGGCGGCATCGGGCAACAGCCAGCAATTGTTAGCGGCCAGCCGGTGACGAATAAAGCTCCAGTCATCACAGCGAAACTGAATGATCTGATCCTGTTGCGTATTCAGCTGCGCGGCCTGCGTTAACGTTAATTCGACGCCTGCGGTGTCGAACAAGGCGCGCAGTATCTGTTCATCACTTTGTTGGCGGTAAATCTGGCTGCGCCTGACCGGCAGTAAATTTTGCAGAGCATGGCGTGCTTCCAGAATCACTGAGCTGGTTTTTCCCTTCAGGATAATATTTTGGCTGATGATATAGCCGCTAAATAGCGTCTGATTGTCGTGAGCGATGGTAAGCTTTTCTCCCGGTCGGCTGGCGGCCAGCTCGCTCTGTAGCGCTGAAGAAAACCCTCCGGCGGTGTCTGTCATGGCGGTTAAGGTCATTCTGGCGGAAGGGATTTTATTAATCTGCTGGTTAATCACCAGGCTCTCGAGCGCCAGCTGCTGAAGGGAGAGGTCGCCCAGCGTGAGGATCGGCTTGCTGTTCATTTTGCCCCCAGGATCACGGTCGACAGCACGTCGCCTGGATTCAGATCGTCCAGATGATCCAGCTCATTTTCAAATGCCAGATCCAGATAGCTGATGGTTTGCGCAGTCATAGCGGCGATGGTTGCCGCGACCAACGCCGCCGTAGTGACATCCCCTACGTTAACCAGGGTATTAGCAGGCGCTTCCAGCTGTCGTTCCGCTTCCTGTATCACAAAACTCTCATCGGCAACCAGGGAGAGCTGCGCCGTGGCACGCAGCGGCGTTGCGTCACGATCGAACAGGCTATAATTTACCGTCAGGCTGGTGGCGCGTCCGGCAAAGTAACCTTTGTTTTCCCAGCGCATATTTCCCCAGGTGATTTTCAGGAAATAGGGCGCTTCGGTGGTGGCGTCTGTGGCACAAAGTGCCTTTAATATCCCCAGCTGTTGATCAACCGACGCCGTGTTGCCCGGCATCCATGCATCGAACAGCAGCGTCAGATTAAGTCCGGCAGGCTGAGTGGAAACGTAACGGTTATTCTGCACCGTTTTATTAATACTTTCGCTGGCAACATAATGGCTCTGGTATTCCAGCTGAAGGGAATCGGGGTTAAACAGGGTGCTGATTTCTCCCGCCGGGATTTTCCCTTCGCGATCTTTGTAGGCGGTGATGGTTAATTTCGCTAATTCATTACCCAACAAGCTCATAAATACTCCTGTTTATCACGCAGCACCAGCAGGACTTCCTGACAGATTTTTTCTATCAGGCGTCGCTCTTCACGTTCGCTGGTGGAGGTCTTCGTGGGAACGGGATTTCCAGTTACTTTTGCCTCAATAACTAACTGGCGGATTTCAATCGTCACATCTTGGCTCCCATTAGCGTCATATTCTGATAGCGCAGCTCCAGCGTATTAATCATCACGGTATTACTGTTGGCATCGAAATCGCTTGTCTGCCAGCGTACCGGGAGCGCGCGGCTCACCAACCAGCTTGTCAGGGGAAGATTATTTTCGCTAAGCAGCATAATAAGCACGTTAGCCCAGACAGGTTTTTCTCCGCTCATGACCGCATCAAATTCCAGCGTCAGTTCTGTTGCGAGCGTAATTCCTCTTTCCATCACCAATGTGCCATGTTGGATCTTTTCGGGCAGCCACAGGTTATGCGCGTTTTCACCACCTTCGCTGTGCTGAGTTACCTGCAGCTCCCGGCTCAGGCCAGAGATACGCTGGAAAGCGACATTAATCGAGGGGATGGCGTCAAACACGCTACCGGTATCAAAAATAAAGGTGGTACTAAAGCGGTGTGCTACGGAGGGCGTGATAAGTTCTGACATGCTGTTTCTCCTGTTGGGTTTGTACTGAAATGCCGTTGCGTGAATCAAGCACCAGCGAAATATCAATAAATTCCGCTGGCGCGAGCAGTGCCAGCCTGATATTCATCCGCATCAGACCCTGACTGATATCCGTCTCGGTCATGGTTTCATTTAACCCAATGGATACGTTATAGGCGTCCTCCTCTTTGGTGCCGTAAAAGGCGCCCGCCCGCCACTGTTGCTGTAACCACATCAGCGTCTGGCCTTTTATTTTCATCCAGGTCAAGGCGTTATTAGGCTCAAACAGCCAGAGCCGCACCAGCCTGCTGAGCTGGCTTTCAACATAATTAGCTAACAGGCGAGTTTGTATATAACGCCAGGGCGATGCCGTATCGGTCATTAAGGTACGGCAACCCCATAAGCGCACCCCTTTACCGGCGAAGCTGCGGATCAGGTTTAGGTTGATGCCCTGTTCGTTCAACAGTGGCTGAAAGGCATGTCCGGTTAATGTAGGGCGAACCACCTTTGCCAGGGCAATATTGGCTGGCGCGTTCCAGATACCATATTGGCGGGCATTATTCTGAATAACGGCGGCCACGGCGGCCACCGGTGAAAGCACCCGAAAACTCCCCGTATCATCAACATACTGAGTTTGTAAACGGGGCCACCAGGCCGCCGCCTGGTGCAGGTTGGAAGCTGAAATCGCGGTGACCAGCTTATTGGTCACCGCCGTGCTTTCCGGCGCTTCCAGCAGGGCGAAAAGATCGCGCCGCCGCTGGCAGAACGAGAGCAGCAGCGTCCAGCCCTGCTGCCACAAACTCAGGCCGCCGTCTGCTGTCTCTGCACTCAGGTTAAACCCACTCATTTCAGGTACGGCTAACAGGCTGGCTCTGTTCTCCGTGGCGATGATCTCTGCCAGGGCCGGTTCCTGTAATGCCGTCAGTAAAGACTGTGCCGCCGGATTATCATTATCAGGCGCGTCCGCTGCGCCTGTCTGCGTTTCAGGAAGTTTGCCCAGTGACAGCACATAACAGTAGCTTCCCTTATTATCAAAAAAATGGCGTAGCGCCTGATACAAATCTCCCTGTTCACCAAAGTGGGAGGTGGCTTCACTCAGCGACTCGATTTTCACCGTTTGTAAGGTGCGATCGTTTTCCTGCTGCGTAAAACCGATAAAGAGAGGAGTAGTGACAGCGGTATCACTGGCCTGAGTGGTCAGGACGCTGTTGGTCAACGTCACACCGGGTAACACCATAGCCATAGCGGGTTTACCTTTGAAAGCAAAGTGTCGTTTAAGCGTTCAGCCTGGCAGGGGTGCAAACTGAACAGGAAGGATTTTGCCGGGTCAGGCCGACATATTTTGCGTAAACTGCAGCACAATAAATTCGGCAGGGCGCACGGCAGCCAACCCCACTTTCACGATCATTTTTCCCTGATTAATATCATCTTCCGTCATGGTGACATTTTTGCCCACCTGCACAAACCAGGCTTCTGCCGGTTTACTGCCAGCCAGTGCGCCCTGCTGCCAAAGGCTGTGAAGATAGTTATCAATGGCGGTATAGACGCGTTGCCAGGTCGGCTGACTGTTGGGTTCAAATACCATCGGACGTAGCGCCCGCTGAATATCGCGTTCGGCCGCGTCAAACAGGCGGCGAACCGGGATATAGCGCCAGTTATCACTGTTTTCCAGCGTTCTGGCACCCCAGACAACGTAGCCCCGATCGCTGAAATAGCGGATGACGTTGATACCCTTCGTGTTCATGGTGCCCTGACTGTCATCGGTGACCAGCGTCTCAACGCCAGACACGCCATTCAGTACAATATTTGCCGGTGCTTTCCAGACGCCACGCGTGCGGTCATTAGCACACCATACGCCAGCCATTGCTACGCTGGTGGGCGCGCTAATGCCTGTGGCAAACGATGTTTTCAGCGCCTCGGTGACCTGCTGGGCCAGCGTAGCGTTGTGGGCTTTTAACGCGGGCAGCGTTGTGACGGATTCATCTACAATCGTCTGATCTCTGTAGCCGCTGATGGTAATTTCTTCGTCGCTCAGTGTACTAAGGGCAACATAGAGGGGGGGATAATAAGCAGCAACATGCGGTGATTCGCTGATACCTGCAACCGTTTCACCATCTTCGCTGTCCGCCAGCAGAAAGACGCCGGCAGTACTGCCGCTGGCCACCGTACTGGCAAGGGCAGTATAGAGGCTCGTCCGATAATCTGTAGCTGCCTGCGCGCTTACCACCAGCGTAATTTCAGGCGTTTCGGCAATCAACGATGTTATGACGCTCATATCGCTGTTTTGATCGCTGCTTGCTGCCAATGCGCAAATATAACAGGCACCGCCGCCGTTCTGGAAATAGAGCTGAAGCGCGCGCCACGGTGTAATAGCCGTTTTATTAATTTCCTTCACCTCATAGGTATAGGTGTTGTTGTCTTCAGCTAACAGGGGCGAGCTTTTACTTTTTTTCCTGTTTTTGCCCTCGTTATTCTCTTCCTCATCGTTTAACGCCTTTTTGGACGAGGCGGGAGGGGTTGAAGTAATTTCCACATTTATTGAGCTCTGTAACTTAAATTTAGTGGTAAAGTCCAGCCAGCTGCTGATGCGAACTATTTTTCCCTCGTTGGCGCTGTCTGTTGGGGAAAAGTCGCCGACAAACAGCGGTACGGCAGTGGCGCCAGCGGCAACGGAAATGGCGGGCGTGGCGTCTTCTTCAATATAAACGCCAGGGGTAGTCGTGACGATAGGCATAGTCGATCCTCAGGGTTGATTAAGGGACTGGGTAAATTGCAGTACAATAAATTCGGCAGGACGGCTGGCAGCCAGGCCAACGTTGATTTTCATTACGCCCTGATTGATATCGTCATCTGTCATGGTGATATCTTTACCTGTTTGCACAAACCAGGCCTCGGCAGGTGTACTGCCGGCCAGCGCGCCCTGTTGCCACAGCTTGTGCAGATAGTTGTCGATAACGACACGTACCCGTTGCCAGGTGGGTTGGCTGTTTGGCTCAAAGACCAGGTTATTCAGGGCGCGGCTAATGTCTTTTTCCACACTGCTGAATAGCCGACGTACCGGGATATAGCGCCAGTTATCGCTATCTTCCAGCGTGCGGGCGCCCCAGGCGACGGTTCCGCTGCCAGGAAAATTGCGGAACATATTCAGCGCCTTGCCGCTGTTATACTGGCCCTGTAGATCGTCAGAGACATTGAATTGCGGTGTCAACCCGTTCAGCACGACATTGGCGGGCGCTTTCCAGACGCCACGGTTACGATCGGTCTGAGCAATCGCCACGGCGGCGGCTACGCTGGGAGGAATAAGTTTTTTGCTCCACTCGGCTTTTAACCAGGGATACCAGGCGGCTGCACAGGGGCTGGCAGGATAATCCGCCATCAGCGTGGCGGGAGTGCTGCTACCGGTAATTTGCTCCTGTGGGCCATCCAGCAATACAAAGCGTTTTTTTCCGCTGCCGACAACGGCATCTAACTTGCTAAAAATATGCGTATTATGGTTAGACGCGACCACTAACGTAATGTCATCATATTTGTCCAGCTGATCCAGCTGGGGGTAATCGACCAGGTAGCAGTAACCGCCACCCTGGCTGAACCAGTAACGCAACGCATCATAATAAGTGTATTTACCTGTATAATCGTCCGGTACGGCGGCCTTGAAATCCGCCCAGGAGTTAACGCGGGTAAATTTTGTTTGTACCGGTCCACTGGCACGTTCCATCACAAAGGCGGGCACGGCAGTTGGCGAACTGTTTACTGAAAATGTGGGCAGATTATCTTCTTCAATATATATGCCCGGATAGGAGGTGACGGTGGTCATAATGGCTCCTGTAGAATAGGGATAAGGAGTACGTCAGCTAAAAGGAGAGGTATCAACCATTCAGGTTTTGCGTAAAAGAAAGGATGATAAACTCGGCCGGGCGTACGGCTGCGGCACCGATCTGAATAATCATTTTTCCATTCCTGATATCTTCTTCCGTCATGGTGCTACCTTTGCCGGCCTTTACAAAGAATGCCTCTTCCGGTCGGCTGCCGGCCAGTGCGCCCTGGCGCCAAAGGTTGTACAGATAAGCGCTGATGGCGCTGATGGCCTGCTGCCAGGTATGGCTGGTGTTGGGTTCAAAGATCAGGTTGTGCAGCGCATTTCGGATATCCCGCTCCATCATATTAAACAGCCGGCGTACCGGGATGTAGCGCCAGTTATCACTATCCTCCAGAGTACGCGCCCCCCACAGAGTGGTGCCACTGTCGGGAAACTGGCGGATCATATTCAGCGCCTTACCGCTGTTAAATTGCCCCTGCAATGCATCGCTGACGACAAAAAGTGGTTCGACACCGTTGATAATCTGATTCGCGGGAGCCTTCCACGGGCCACGCATGCGGTCGGTTTGAGCGATCGCGACGGCGGCAAAGGCGCTGGCGGGAACATGAAAATCCTTTCCGTTCCAGTTTACTTTTACCCAGGGATAAAAGGCGGCCGCCTGTGATGAAGAGGGATAGTCTTGCATAACAGCGCTGGACGTGGCATCGGCTGCTATTTTACTTTCCGGGCCGTCGAGCAGAAAAAAGATATTACTGTCGGCAAGGCGAGTAACATGCGTAAACAAATCCGTCTGGCTACCGGCCGCCACGGCCAGATTGATTTCAGGATATTTCTCTACCTCAAAATTATCTTTTTGTACGATATAACAGGGGCTGCCAACCTGCATAAACCACAATCTGACACTGGTATAATATCCCCACTCTTCATCTCCCGCGTGCGCGGCGGCAAATTCCAGGAAGTTGGTATATCGTACGGTTTTTCTCCCATTAGGGGGATGTTCACTGCTCCCGCCACGATAGGCAAATGCTGGTACAACAGTGGCAGACGTGGTAATTGATTGGCCTGACGAACTCTCTTCATTGAGATAGATGCCAGGATACGTCGTTTCAACAGCCATAGCGTGTTACTCCACTCTGTCAGACCGTTTGCATATTGACCCTGTCAGCCATAAGGGTAATTTGCTGTACCGCAATTTCATTGCTGGTTGCATCAAAAGAAGGGGAGGTCAGAGAGGTAGGAAAAGCGTTGACCACGGTCCAGCTCAGCAGGACTTCCGTCCCGGCTTCATTCGTCAGGCTAATAATAATATCCTTTTTTTCCACCTGATTAAGCTGAACCGAATTAACCCACTCATAAAGCGCATTCTTACCGGGGAATACGCCTTTACTTAATGTAATACTTACCGACTGACGCTGACCGGGCATTTTATACCAGCTCCCGGTTCCATCGCGGTACTCAATGGTATCGTAAGTAATATCTAACCCGGATGCGCTGGTAAAGGGAATTTGCTCATTGCCTACGGTTACAACAAAACGGTAGGTTGGAATAGGATATTGTGCTGCAATTTCAGCAGTAGTCGTAGCCATGTTTATTTCTCTCAGGTTGAGTTATGGGGAGGTTATTATCTGTAAAACAGCGGTAGCACAGGATGGAACTTGTCCTCTTGTATTATAAGTAACGAATATAGAACGAAAGTCTTTTCTTTGTTATTGAGTGGGACATTTAAAAGTCATGTATATATCTGAGCTGCGTATTAACGCGCCGGATAAATTATTCCATTGTTTATATCCTAGTTTCCATTTATGGACAGAGCCAGTTTTTTAACGCAACTATTATAATTTTATTTAATGACTAAACATTAAGAATTATTTTCTCTGCCAGGTCGGGAGCGGCTTATACTTAATCTATTTCAACGTCTGATTTAATAAAAAATAACCAGGCAGGTGAACATAATGGAAATAGAACATGCGCTCAAACTGTTGTTTCCACACGCCGTCAATTTTACAAGCTCTGGCAAAGGCACCTCCCCTGAGAAAGTCACAGCCTCTGATATAATGATGGCATTCAGTCTTGCTTCTGCTAAAGCGCCGCTTGGGGTTAACCTGTTACTGGCGAAGTTTGTTGATAAAAACAAATATAAGCAGGAAGTTACTGAACATTTGCTACTCTTCAGCCAGCAGCACGCACCCTCAGCTCTGCGTAAGGGGGCGGGAGAAAAATTTACAAAGTGTAGTATCATACTGGCTTCCTTTGCACTGGATGATTGTTGTAGTTCGGCCGCGAGTTGCCATATTTGTCCTGTCTGTACAGGTACAGGCAGCGTGGATCAACTAACGCATGAAGATAAGCCTGTTAAATTATCAGCATCGGTTAACTGCCCTGCTTGTCTGGGAAAAGGCGTGGTATCGTCCCGCTGTCGGTGTGGTGGCAGAGGTGTGATGCAGGATCGCAAAGCATCCAGAGAACGAGGCATACCGGTATTTAAAGAGTGTCAGCGTTGTAAAGGAAAAGGATATAGCCTGGTTAAGGCATCTACCGTTTATAAAGCGATATTGCAGCATTTACCTGAATTACATATACGCTCCTGGAACAGGAACTGGAAAATCTTCTATGATTTGCTGGTGAGCCATTGTTACAGGGAGGAGGAAAACGCGAAAAAGATATTCAGAGAAGTCACCCGTTTTTAGGATGAAATGAAGGTTTTTGCAACGCTATATGAGTTAATATTTTTTTATAATATTTATTGGCACCGTTTTATAAAAATCTCAGGGGCTTTTAGTAAACAGGGTTAGTCATACTTTATGCCGAAAGAAAACGGTTTTTTATTATTGTAATAACTTACAGTGATGTGGATATTTTAATAAGCTGTGAGCAGGGGAACGTATGGAATTCTGGTCCGGTTTGTGTTATTAAGGCGGGTTTTTTTTGGACTCTGTACGTCGAAATATAAACAGTTGCGCAAATTCAGAGAGCTTCGTCACCCCCAACAGGCCTATCATTGCCCCGGCAAAAGCACCACCGTTAGGAGGCAGGCCCAGATATTGCAACAGAGAGGAAATAGTGACGCCAACTATACCACAAATTCCTGCGCCGGTGATGACGTCCCGGATAGAGCTATGCGCACGTAGCTCCATCAGGGCCGAAACGCTCATTGCTGCAAAGCCGGCATAAAGTGAAGGAATATAAAGGCTCAGCCAGTGCAGACTTTGTAAAAGCAGATTTTCACCATAAAAAGAAAGCATGTTTTTAAACCTCTTTTCGTCTCTTTATAAATGAAGTGTTTTGCTGATTATCGCTTTATGTGACAGCGTTATGTTGTTTTTATAATCAATTTATTAATACAGGTGCTTGACATAGAGCGTCGTTAATGACGGACTCCTCCTTAAAAAGCTATTCGCTTACTTATCCATCCGTAGATAAAAATTTGATCTGTCGGGTGTGCCTCTGCAAGAGTAAGGTAATGGTTTCCCTGACTGCAATTTAATGCTTTCACCATAACTTTCTCATTTTCCATCTCTTTCATTGCCAGGAAATCGTTCAGCGCTTTTAGCGTTTGTGCGCCTGTTTTTCCATCGGGAGAAACAGGCGCATATTGTTTTCCCTGCTGACTGAATACATTTAACCAGCGTTGTAACCAGTTAATTACCGTGGCGGGTCCGACATTTACTCCTGCATCGCAGAGTTTTCTGGCGATAACGGGTGATATCTCAGCAATTTTATTAAAGCCAGGTTTAATCCAGTAATCCGTATTCAAAATTGTCAGGGCAGTTTCTCGTGGTAGTAATTGCATTGGGCCAGTATATCCATGGCTTCTGGCTACTTTTTCAGTAATCCCCCAACAGGTAGCGCCGCCTCTGTCCAGCGGGTGGTTTATATATCCACCCTCTTTATCAAGGATTTTATTAAAAATATCGGTTGGATTCATGTCAATCTCCGGGCCTTATTGGTTTTTTATAAGAAACAGTTAATGAAAGAGCGTCTCCGGGGAGGTACTTATGATAGTGGTTTATTTTGACAAAGTTTCAACTTAAAGACGTGATTTTTATTGATGTCAGAAATGAAATTTAAATATTTTAACAATATAAGATGCTTCAAAAAAATTTTGCTGCTAATGCCTGGATGGTGGGGAAAACAGGGCCACTCATTGTTATTGTTTTATCAGCGTTACCGATGGGTAACACTTCTTCTTAAGGGGAGGAGGGTAAAATGGGAAATCTCTTATTTTTTTGCATGAAGAATTGATATCCGGCGTAAATATGAGCCAATATCATTAAAAAAGCTTATATATGGAATATAAATTATTCTGTATATAAGGCAAATAACACTATGATGTTATAAAAAATGGTTTATATTGTTTATTTGTGTTAAGTCAAAATTTATAATGAAAAGAAGGATTTTTTTGATCATTGCTTTCAAAGCACTAGCGTATCGGTATGTCACCTTTGGTATGGTAAAGATTTCTGGAGTAACACGTTGTCGTAATTTAAATGTTGTTAATTAAATTCGACTTTGTTCACTAAAAGGATTAAAAAGAAATATTTTCCCTTAGAAGGTAAACTCTATGTTTATATCGAAACCAATGCGAGTTTTTATCACTGTTTATGAGGAGAAAAACTTAAAAAGGGCCGCTAAAAATTTATATCTTACCGTGCCGCCAGTGTCGAGAATGTTAAAGATCACTGAAGAATGGTTAGGGGTGAAACTTTTTATTATTGAAAGGAATAACATTATTCCTACTGCTGCGGCAGATGAGCTATACCACAAACTTTCGCCTCATTATTGTTACCTGAAAAAGATAAAGCTTTTAAAAAAGCAGCATAATCTGACGCTTTCATCTCCTTTGGCTGGCTCTGATTTTTTTACTAATATAATAGAACAGGTGTTAACACGATCGGGAAACGTACCGGACATTAAATATTCTGCCAGTCTTAGTAAAGAAGATGATATTTTTATGTCTTTTTCCAGACCGTATGGAGTTGATTGTTTTATAGAAAAGAAATTTATAATTGTTTACACATTATGTTGCCATCCTTCGGTACAAAAGCAGTGGAAAAAAAAAGATTTAATAGTAGAAAGTGCATTAGCTGATTCGATTGAGTTTCAACAAAAAATTTCGAATTTGCAAAGTCAGGGATTTACCGGGAAGATATTGCAGATAGATAATGCAGAGCTGCAAAAGCGGCGGTTTGAAAAAGGAGATTGCTTAAATTTTCGACCCTATTTTAATAATCTTAATGAGGAAGAAATTTTACCTTTTAAATTTTCTTTACCCTTATACGTTTTCTGTAAGGAGAGGAACGATGCTAATGACGGTATGAAATTTATAAATACATTCTTTGATATAGTTAATGAAAGCAATATTGTGGTTAAGCATGATGAAACGGTGTGCTAAAGCTAATCTATTGTTTTATCCTGTGGCGGAACTTTTTACGGTGTGCTAATACATATAGCATAAATTATGCGTGTGAAAGATATTGTCAGAGCAAGGGTTTCGGAGAAGCATTTTTATTTGTCCAGCCCTTTTTACTGGTGAATTTTGTTATTGAAATGGTACATTTTCACCCGGGCATTTTAAATACAGACTAAAAATAGTACATTGCTTTTCCATTTTTCAATGAAAAGGCAATGTCATTTATAATTTTAATCGCAGTAGTTATAAATACCCGCTGCCAGCACCAGCTGTTCCGCCACGTCGCGCGCTTTCTCTTTTCCCACTAACAGATCGATTAGCTTTAGCGCGAAATCCATTGCCGTGCCTGGGCCCTGGCTGGTCAGCAGATTGACACGCGCATCCCATACCACTCGTTTTTCTACCCACTTCTCGGCGGGAATGGTCTCTTTCAGGCCGGGAAAGCCGGTCATATTGCCTAACGGAAAGAGATCGTGCGGCACCAGCACCGTACCGGCCGCCGCGCAGATAGCGGCGACAATGCGTCCTGACAGATGAAACTGCCTGACCGTTTCTACCAGCAGCGGGCTGTCGCGGAAGGCTTCCGCACCTTTCAGTCCGCCCGGCAGGACGATAGCAGCAAAATCATTGTCCGCCACGTCAACCAGCACCTTGTCCGCTAACAGCCTGACGCCACGTGAACAGACGATTTCACGATCGCCGTCGCCATTGACGCTGGCCGTGGTGACGCTAATGCCGCCGCGCACCAGCAGATCGATAACGGTTACCGCTTCGGTTTCTTCAGTGCCATGTGCCAGGCAGACCAGCACCGATACGTTCGCGCTCATAATCTTGTTCCTTTCGCTTAACCAGCTCATACAGACGGGCATTTTCCGGCACGGCGATCCCCTGCGCCCTCGCCCGTTGCAGCAAATAGCCGGTAATATAATCAATTTCAGTCCGGCGCTGGGCGCGGACATCCTGTAGCATCGAAGAGACGTTTAACGCCGTACTGTTAATCACGGCATAAACGTACTCCTGTAACTGTTCAGCGCTGGTATGCAGCCCTTCGCGCGTCATCACCGCCGCCACCTCTTCACACAGCCGGGTGACAGATTCCGGCCAGGCAATCAGCTCGCCGTTCAGGCAATCATTTATAGCGCTCAGCGGATTAATCACACAGTTGACCGCCAGTTTCTGCCAGCAGGCGGACGAAACGTCGGTATGCCAGGCGACATCGGGCAGCGCCTGATGCAGCGTTTCGGCAATATCGCTGAACGCCGCGCTTCCCGCTGAACCCGGACCAATATGGGTGATACCGTTGGCGACGTGCAGGATAACTGTGCCGTCAGGTTTGGCCGCATGGGTAGTGACGCCGCGCAGCAGCGGCTGCGGCAAGCCGCTTAGCTCTTCCAGTGTCCCCATGCCGTTGTGCAGCAGCAGCACCGGCGAGTCAGCGGGCAGCAGGGATTGCAGATTTTTAACCGCGCCGGAGACCTGCCAGGCTTTGAGGGTAACCAGCAGCAAATCGCACTGGCTGAGAAACAGCGGATCGTTGGCAATAAAGGTTTTATTAATAACGGAGCCGTCCGTTTCGATTACGTTGACCGAACACCAGGGTTGCGGAACGCGCAGCCAGCCCTGCACTTCATGGCCCTGACGATCGAGCGCCGCCAGCCAGAGCTGGCCCAGCGCGCCGCAGCCGAGTACCGTAATTTTCATGCGTCCTCCCGCAGGCGGGTTTTCAGAGCCTTACCGGCGAGTTAATTGAGTATAGCTGTGCCACCGGGGCATTTTCCTTGCCGCGCACAAGCAGGTATTATGCCTGTCACTTTAGCGTCTGGAGGAAAAATTATGCCATCTTTCGATATTGTTTCAGAAATCGATATGCAGGAAGTACGTAATGCGGTGGAAAACGCCAACCGTGAACTGTCAACGCGCTTCGATTTTCGTAACGTCAGCGCCAGCATCGAACTGAATGAAAAAGCGCAGATTATCAAAGTGACGACCGAGTCCGATTTTCAGGTTAAGCAGCTGGTGGATATTCTGCGTGAAAAATTGCTGAAGCGCGGCATTGAAGGCGCTGCGCTGGAAGTGCCGGAGCAAATTGAACACAGCGGTAAGAGCTGGAGTCTGGATGCTAAGCTGAAGCAG